TGGAACCAGACCAATCAAGAAGGAATAGAAGACCGTGATTCTTACCATCAGGAAGAACAGTTATTTTTTTGAAGATGTCTTCGTTATAAAGATAAGTATGTAACTTTGTAGTATCAAGCACACCAGTTTTAGATTGACCAGCACGAGCATAAGCGTCAGCAGACTTACGGCACTCAAATTCTTTAACAAGATAGTTTACCTCCTTCTGAGATTGCTTACGGAACTCATTGTATAGATGGTCAACTTCTGCATAAGCAACAGACTCAACTGCTTGACTATCAATCCAATCGTGGAGTTTCTTCCAATCAACGACATGTTTATCTAGGTCAACTTTCTCAGGAATCTCAACATAGGTTAGATCTTTTGAGTCAGGAGAAGAAAGTTTTTCTGATGCATCATCAAAAGAACGTTGAGTAGAAGATTGATCACCACCTTCAGAACCTGCACCGTCTTCTTCTTCATCTTCATCATCCCAATCGTCAATGATGTCTTCTTCAACCTCAGGTTCAACATTTGCAGTATTACCACCAGAAGATGCTCCACCTGATTGAGGTTTTGCATTTGGTTGATCTTCATCACTAGACTCATTATCTTTTTTATCAGAAGATGCAGAATCACTTCCTTGAAGAACATTAGCATTAGATTCAGACTCATCAGGAGTAGATGGTATCTCTACCTCATCTTTTTGTTGCTGACTAAATGCATATACATCTTGAGCAATCTGTAAAACTTCTTCAAAGGTCTCAGCAAGATCAGTACGAGCAACAAATAACTTTTCTTCTATAGAGAATGGAATCAATGCACTAGCACCAATCTTGAAGTGAAGATTGATACGGTCAATCAAACTATAAGTGCTGAGATCTTCACCTTGAACACTGAAGAAATCCATGTCATGTAGTTCTTTGTATCCTTTAGCAAAAGACTTGTTAAGACCTGGAAACTTACGCTTCATAAGTTTCTCAATACGTGCATCCTCAATAACGTTTATGAAATCTTTAGGACAATCTGCACTATCTCTCCAATCTTCGTTAGGTGTGAACAATGCATGTCCTACTTCGTGACCTACTAGCATGTCATATACTGTGCTAGATGCTTTGTCCCACATTGGTAATGTCAATACACGACGATCTACGTCAAACATTGCAGTAGAAACTTTACGATGTTCTACAATAAGGTTCTCAGTAGCAAGTAGTCTTGCAAGGTTACCTTTGATTTCTTGTTGAGTGTGCATGTGTCTTTGTGTCTGATGTATACATCATAGCAAAGAAAGTTATCTAGCCAACCAGTGCATGTGTCACTTCGTGAACTGTCTCCTCAATGGTAGAATAATTTTTATCTTTATTTACAGTTATAGTTCTATCAAATTTATCATCTAGTCCTTGTTTATGACTTATTACAAAGACTTTTGTATTCTCGTCAAAGTTTCTAAGTATCCATCCTAGATCAGATGTACCAGATTGGTCAAGAGATCCATCAAATATCTCATCTAAGATAAGTAAATTAGTATCCACGCTATTCTTAAGCTTAGCAATACTGCGCCAAGTGAGCAACAGAGCGATATCAATACGAGCTTTTTCGCCTTCGCTGAAACTATCATAGGAAAATACGTCACGGTACCTAGACTTAATTATCTCATCAAAGTTCTCGTCAAGTGTAAAATTGACATAAAACTCCATCCTTTGTAAGAAATCGTTAATTAACTTATTCATCGTAGGGAGATAAGTCTTGATAATCCTAGTCTTTATACCATTATCTTTAAGTAGTTGTCCTGCTGTTGTCAGGACATCACGATCTTTCTTTAGGTCAGCATGTTGTTTACTAGATTCCTTTTTATTACTTACAAGAAGTTGCAATTTATCATACTCTGCTTTTTTATCAGGTGTAGATCCTTCCAATTCTTTGATCTCATCTTGTAATGATTCAATCTGTTTACGAATTGTTAGTAATTGAAAATTGGTTTGAGAAATTGTTGTATTGATATTGTTTACTTCAGTTGAGAGTTCAGTAAATTTATCATATCTTTTTTGCTCATCGGTTATTGCTTTCTGTAAATCTTCATAACCAATGTTCATCTCATCAACCTTAGTTTTTCCTGCTTCTAATTTCTCATTACGAAACTCTTCTGATAGTTCCTGAGTACACGTTGGGCACACATGATTGGACTCAAAGAATTTATGTTCCTTCTTACATGTGTTCAACTTATGTGTCAACTTGATCAAGTATGTGTTCAACTTGCTCAATTTTTCAGTAGACTTAGAATACTCCTGCATTTCTTTATTAAGTTTACAGATTTGCTCTGTAAGAATTGTTACCTCTTCAGCACCTTGGAGTTCTGTATTTTTATACTCGTTTATCTTTTCTTTCTTACGATCAATATCCTCCTGAGTTTTTTTCTCTAGAGAGAACATATGTTGTTTTTGTAATTCTATTCTATCTTTAAGTAAATCAAGTTGATAATCAATATCACGTAGCTCCTCATTATTACCACGCATCTTATCTTTAAGAAGAACATTCATTGTAGAAAATACTTGAATGTCTAGAATATCCTCAATAATCTCACGACGTTGACCACCAGGTAATTTCATGAATGGTACAAATGTAGATGATCCCAACACAACAATCTGTGTAAATGATTTGTAATTCATCTTGAGAACATTTGCCTCAAAGTTTTTCTGCTGTTCTAGTTGACTACTATCTTGATTCCATGCCTGTCCATTGCAATAGATCTCAAACTTACTAGGTTTCATACCACGTATAACTTTATATTGTATCTTACCAATACGAAACTCAATCTCTGCTACACAATCTTTTTCGTTGATACTATTGACCAACATACTTTTACTAATCTTACGAAACGGTCTAGCAAACAAAGAAAAAGTAAGAGCATCCAGAATGGTACTCTTACCTGCACCGTTGCTACCAACGATTAAGTTTGTTCTTGCAGTTTCTAAATCAATTTCACTAAACACATTGCCCGTAGAAAGAAAATTCTTCCAACGGATCTTTTCAAATACAATCATTATTTGGGATCATCAGGTGGTATTAAAAAATCGTCAGGTGTAATAATGGAAAAACGTTGTCCACGATCTTGACATGCTCCTATTATAACATGATCTTCCATTTCCACAACCTGCATATCTGGGTAATCTTCTTCTTGTATCATCATCAAGTATCTATTAGCATCATCTACCTCAGTCCAAATAGGAATGACGCGATTTTCATCATCATCATGAAGAGAAAATACACCTTCTGGGTGGTCTGCTATTGTTAGAACGAACATTAGACTACTTGACAGCTTTCAATATATAGGTTTCTCATAAGTTTCTTGAGTTCAGATTTGTCTACGGAGATCTCTACTTCATCAATATATTCATTGAGAAGTGTCATGGTATCTTTGGTTTCTAAATCTGTATCATCTATACCATCAGCATCTACAAGTGTCTCAACGATCTTTACATCATGAGCACCTACATTGTAAAGGCGATCAACCAATGTCTCAAACATTTGGTAGTCTCGTTTCTCTTCAACAATGATTTTGATGAACTTGTCTTTATAATCAGATACATCTGATTTGTTGTAGTCATACTTGGCATCATCATAGAAGATCTTCTCAAAGATTTCGTATGGATTTGCGACAAACCTAAGTCTATCACTTTCAGTATCGTAAATATGAAATCCACGAGAGTCCTTATAATCATTCCAATACATCTGATATGGATTACCTAGGTATTGCACATTACCATGTTTTGATTTGTGGTGAAAATGTCCAGACCAGACACGTTTAAATTTCTTGAAGTCAGATACTTTGAAACCTCCTTCAAAATGCATACCTGGTGTTACCTCAAAACCATCACACTCAAGGTGACCACACATAATTTCTGATTCACCTTGATTAATATATTCTAGACACTGTTCTCTATTACCTGAGTTAATCCAAGGCATCATTAGAAACTTCTTGTTTCCAAATTTAACATTCTTAGGTTCTGAGTAGATAGTAATGTTACTATACTTTTCTAATAGAAGCTCTGGTGAATTGATGGCATTTGTATTCTTGTAATAAGTACAATGATTTCCTAGAAGCATATGAACATCATAATCTACCAACCGTCTGAAGTAATTAGTATCAACACGGTTAAAAGTATTATAGTCCATAGACTTTCTGTTATCAAAAGTGTCACCCAAATCAATGATCGTGGTGATACCTTCTTTTTCAAGAGTAGGAAAAAAGATATTATCATAGAACTTTTGAAAATAGTTCCAGAAGTTGATGTTGCCTTTTCTTCCATCAAGATGCTGATCAGTTATTAGTGCTATTTTCACCCTATGTCCTCTGGTGCAGGAATACCTTTACTTTTTCTAAATGTCTTTTTCTCATAGTCAAAGTCAGGATGTGGTGCAGCAGAAACTACTGGATCTTTTGTCTTGTTCTTGATAACAATAAATCTATCAGCAGCAAATGTTCCTGCTAGATTGACTTCAATATCATCTCCATCTTTCCAGTTAACAGTGCCATCTTTTTTAGTGTGTAACATTGCTTCTTGAATTTTGTCAATGATTTCTTTCGTTAATTTCATACTCAATTTCAATAACTTTAGATGATCTCCCAGTAGAATTAACTCTGGTCATTTGTTTTACTTCACCACCTAAAAGGATAGTAAGTTCTACTATCCTTTTAATAATCCTTTCTTTAGACTCATTCATTATCTAATTGGCATAGGAATTCTTCTTGGTGGATTTGGACGGTAATATCCTCTTGGAATACAAGGTTTCCAAGGAGTACATTTTTTACGAGGTCTTGGCATTTTACATACCGTCACCTTGCCATTTGTTTTACATCTTGGTTTCCTTGTTCTTGGTCTACCTTCTGGGTAGTGGTCTCGTTGACTTCTCGGAATACCCTCTGGAGAAACACCAGCCTCTACGGAAGGTATTATTGATCCTAATATAAGGAATGTTAATAATAGTTTTTTCATGATTTTAAATCTAGATACGAGGATGAATGAAGTGATATATCATTCATCATTGGACCTAGCATTCAATGTGGTTTATGATCTCTCATCCCATCATGATTACCATCGCCAGGCAATTTTCCATATGCAAGATATTCTATTGCTTGCAAAGAACCTTCTAGTCTAGTCAAGTCTTTTTGAATACGATGATACTCATCATGAGCTTCTTTTACTTCTGCTGCTCTAGCAGATAGTTGAGCAGTTCTTTTTGTAAAACGCTCAATAAGTTGGTCGTAATTTTCTGTTGGTTTCTTTGTTGTCATTTTGTGTTTTGTTGTAAACTATTACTCTTGTACCGTCATGGGTAAAAACGAGTTCATCATCGTCGTCCCAACACAGTTCTTGATACAATGCGTTTAATTTACGCATATCATCATATAGACTACTGGACATTAGCGGTTCATTTTGGTTTCAATGTTTTCCTTAATACTACCCATATCTGAATAGGAAGCATTCATACCAGACATATTACCAGTATATCTGTCAGTGTGCATAACTTCATCATATCCTGACCTTTCTAAGATCTTTCCTTTAATCTCTAATTGCTTTTTTTCTTTTTGAATCCTACGCAAGAATGCATAGTATATAATTTGAGTAAAATAAGCAAATGGATTTTTGGATTTTTCTGGATTAAAGTTATCAATGTATTGAAGACAGTTTTCTATTCCATCACAAATCATATCTTCTCTAAACATATAGTTTACGAAGTTTGGTTTGTATGACAAGTGTGTTGCTATTTTTAGAAAGCAACTGCCAAGATAGTTTGTAACTCTTGGACGAGGTTTATCTGCTTCTTTTGCAGCATGAACTTTCTCACGATAGTCGGTTATCGCAGCTAGGAACTCTTTGTTATTTACATAATATTCTGTCTTTTTTCTTGTCATTACTGCATTGAATGATGTCTTTAGTATAGCAAACTAAATTACTTTTGTAAAGGGTACTTGACAAAAGTTACAAACCTCAGTACAATTAACCTTGTAGAGGTTCAGAAGGAATATACTAGCTTTTATTAAATATATTTTCTAACGATTTTTTCATGTCTGTTACGGATCCTAAGTAACCAGATCCTCTTGGTAACTTACCTCCTTTACCGTTTAGAGACTTTCCATTCTCCATTCTCAATAAAGTATCCTTGTAAAAATCTACAATAGGACCTTCTATCTCACTTACTGTGATTATGTGATCTCTGTTTATAATAAACATCTTATCAAACGTGGCACAAACCCACTCTCTAAAAGAAAATCCAGATATCTCTAATGCTCCTTTTCTTTGCTTAGCTGAATCTACTTGCAGAGGATTTTCTAGCATGACTTTATCTTCATCCTCTAGGTAAACTACTTTAGAGACTATCTCCTCTCCAGTAATTAATTTTACAGTAGCGAAAAATTCTTCTCCCATATTTAACTTGCTCTAAGGTTTACTTTAATAACTTCATACTTAAAATTTTCGTCATTATAAATGTTAACTCTTTCATTCAAATGTTTTAAGGTATAATTTTGACCGCCGATGTCATCGGCAATATCGTATAAGGTTGCTATATCCTTACCTTCTCCTTTCCTGAGAACCCTACCAATAGATTGCAGGTTTCTAATTCTGGATTTTGATGGCGAGGCAAACACGATGTTGTGAAGACGTTTAATGTTAATTCCAGTTGAGAAGGTGCCGTAACTGGCAACAATGATTGCATTTGATTCTGTCTCTGTAATCTGACGAACTTCTTCTCTATCTTCTACATCAGTTCCACCATGAACAAAAAATAGTTTTCGCTCAGGGTCTATAGTATTATTTATCAATTCATAAAGTGGATCTCCGTGCTTTTCTACATAGTTAAAGAGGACAAGAGTGTTTCCTTCTAGATCATTAACTAGATTTTTAATCAAGTTATTTCTACCTTTATGCTCTACGAGATATTCCATCTCGTCATGATATGATTCAAAATGTTGTGGAGCATGTTTACAAAGTAGAACTTTTATCCTAAACTTAGAAAGGTAACCATCTTTAATAAGATCATCTGTTTTTGTTACTTGTTCACACTCACCAAAGAGTCCTTCAAGTACCCACTTATGAGTCTTAGATCCATCCAGTGTACCAGTAAAACCAAATCTATACTTAGCATTATGCAACTTAGTCATGATGCCAGTCAATGATTTACTTTTGAATAGATGTGCTTCATCACCAATGACACAATCTATATCATCAAAATATCTCTTGGGAAATTTGTAGATAGATTGCCAAGTAGATATTATAATATTCTTATCAGTAACCTTATCCTTACCACCATAAATTTTATGAACATGAGCAGTAGCATTCCACCCGTAAGAAATAAAATCATTGACCATCTGCTCAACGAGGGATGTAGTTGGGACGACTATAAGTATCT